CTATGTGGATGCAGCAAGGTGTTAAAACATTCAACAAGGGCGATATTGAACTTGAGAATGGATCTAAAGTATTTACTGCGGCAACAAGCTCATCTGGTATTCGTGGTAAATCTGTAAACTGGTTGTATATTGACGAAGCTGCTATTATTCCAAACAATGTTGCAGAAGACTTCTTTACTTCTGTGTACCCAACAATTTCTGCTGGTAATACTACGAAGATTCTTTTAACATCTACTCCGCTAGGTTATAATCACTTCTGGAAGTTCTGGAATGAAGCTGAACAGGGTCTAAATGGGTTTGTGCCATTGTTTATTCCTTACAGTAGAATCCCGGGTAGAGATGAGAAATGGGCCAATGAACAGAAGTCAATGTTGGGCGAATTAAAGTTCAATCAGGAAGTTTTATGCAGATTCCTCGGATCTTCTAACACACTAATTAATCCAGATACTATTGGAAGAATGTCTACAAAACAATTTGTTTATTCAAACGAGGGATTGGATGTTCTTGAGGAGCCAGAAGAAGGTCACGTATATATGCTTGTGGCAGATACATCGCGCGGTGTCGGTGGAGATTACTCAGCATTTACGGTTCAAGACATTACTTCGTACCCATTTAAAGTTGTTGCTAAATATCGAAGTAACAGAATAAGTCCGTTGTTATTTCCCAACATTATAGAAAAAGTAGCTAAAGATTACCACAAGGCATACTGTTTAGTAGAGATCAACGATAACGGACAACAAGTAGCAGATTCCTTGTATACTGATCTAGAATACGAAAACGTATTCTTTGTTGGAAGTAGTAGTAAATCGGGACAATATTTGTCTGGTGGATTTACTCCAGGTGCGACTCTTGGTGTCAGAACAACTAAACAAGTAAAGCGATTAGGATGCACAACCTTTAAGAGTTTAGTTGAAGGAACAAAGCTACTAATCCATGATCCAGAGATAATTGAGGAAATATCCACATTTATTGAAGTTCGAGGAACACACAAGGCAGACGAGGGGTATCATGACGATTTGGTAATGTGCTTGGTGTTATTCTCATGGGCAACAAACGAACCGTTCTTCAAAGATTTAACAGATTCAAATCTGAGAAAAGCACTATACGAAGAACAATTTAAACAAATCGAGGAGAATCTAACTCCTTTTGGTATAGTTAATGATGGGCTCCAGCAAAAGGAGGAGCCGGTGGTAATGGGTGACGATCTATGGTTTTCAGCTGATCCTGCAAAAGAACTGGAAAAACTTAAAACTAAATGGATGGAAAATGTCTAAAAACTTATACTTATAAATAAATAGTAATCAAAATAGTTATTAAACTATGTAAATCTTTAAGGAGAATAAGATGGCATTTCAGCTTTCACCTGGCGTATTAGTACAAGAAAAGGATTTAACCGCAATAGTCCCTTCTGTTGCTACTTCGGCCGGCGCATTCGCTGGCGCCTTCCAATGGGGACCTGTTGGGGAAGTTACCACCGTCGATTCCGAAAATAATTTAGTAAAATATTTCGGCGGACCTAATGACGTTAATTTTGCATCATTTTTTACTGCAGCAAACTTTTTATCATATGGTAATAATTTAAAACTAGTTCGTGTTGTGAACGAAAGCGTCGCTAAAAACGCAATTGCAAACGCAAGCGCAAACGCAATTGTAATTAAAAATACTGATGATTTTTTAAGCTCTCGATCAATCGGTGGATATGGGTTGGGAGAATTTGCTGCCAAATATCCAGGAGATTTGGGAAATTCATTAAAAGTTGCAATGGTTGATGCTAATACCTGGGCTGCATATAATGGATTTGCTGGAAACGCATGGCCATATCAATCAGAATTTAATAGTGCTCCTGGAACTTCCACATATGCATCAGCATTATCTGGTAGTAACGATGAGCTACACGTTATTGTTATTGACGAAGATGGTGCTTGGTCTGGTATTAGAAATACTGTGTTAGAGAAATATCCGTATGTCTCAAAAGCATCAGATGCTAAAAATACAGATGGTTCTTCAAACTACTACAAAGATGTAGTTAATAATCAATCAGCATATGTTTGGTCTATAGATCACCCGATTTCAACAACTGGTAATACTATCGGTTGGGGATCTTCTGTTGCAGGTAGAATGTTTGGTAATTTAAGTACAACCGTATCAGTTTCATTGTCAAACGGTGTTTCTGACGAGGCAAATATTACTGCAGGAAACGTGATTTCCGGATTTAGTTTATTTGGTAATGACGAATTGTATGATGTAAGTTTAATACCATTAGGACCATGGAGCAATACAGCATCCATTGTTAGTACAGCTGTAGCAATTGCAGAAGATAGAAAAGATTGCGTTGTATTCTTATCTCCTAGCTTGGAATCAGTTGTTAATGTAACTCCTTCAGCTCAAGCAACAAATGTTGTAAACTGGAGAAATTCTTCTACAACAAATGGCGGTGTAAATTCAAGTTATGCTGTTATGGATTCTGGTTGGAAGTATCAGTATGATCGTTACAACGACAAATATCGTTGGATCCCATTAAATGGCGATATTGCTGGTATATGTGCAAGAACAGACGATGTTTCTGAATCATGGTTTAGCCCAGGCGGATTTAGCCGAGGTCAAATTAGAAATGTTGTTAAACTAGCATTCAATCCTTCTAAAACAGATAGAGATACGCTATACAAAGCAGGTGTCAATCCTGTTGTAGCATTCCCTGGACAAGGAACAGTCTTGTTTGGTGATAAAACAATGTTAGCAAAACCTAGCGCATTTGATAGAATCAATGTTCGCAGATTGTTTATTGTTTTAGAAAAAGCTATTGCAACTGCATCAAAATTCCAATTATTCGAATTTAACGATCCATTTACCAGAGCACAATTTACAAATCTAGTAGAACCATTCTTACGAGATGTTCAAGGTCGCCGAGGCATTTCAGACTTTAAAGTTATTTGTGACGAAACAAACAACACTGGTGATGTGATTGATAGAAACGAATTCAGAGCTGACATTTTTGTTAAACCTGCTCGTTCTATTAATTTTATATCCCTCACATTTGTTGCTGCAAGATCAGGAATTTCTTTTGAAGAAGTTGGCGCTTAATAAGGAGAAAATAAATGGCAACGACATTCGATATTAATACTTTTAAATCTACCCTAAAGAATGGTGGCGCACGCCCCAATCAGTTTCAGGTTACAATTACATTTCCTCCTGCACTTATCGCATTGAATCAAGCATATGCAAGACCAAGTAACTTTTTAGTTACTGTAGCAGAATTACCAGGTCAAACAATTGGCGTTACCCCTGTATTTTACAGAGGGCGTGAAATTAAATTAGCCGGTGATAAAGTATTTGCACCGTTTAGCTGCACTATTCTTAATGATACCGATTTTCAATTAAGAGATGGATTAGAACGCTGGATGAATTCTATAGAAAGCAATTCTAGAAAAACAGGTGTTACTAATCCCGAGCAGTATCAAGCAATAATAGTTATTACTCAGTTAGATAGAGCAGGCGCAACATTAAGATCGTATCGCCTTTTTGGCGCATTCCCTACTGACATATCCCCTGTAGGATTAGACTTTTCTGCGAACGATCAATTGTCAACATTTGGTGCAACATTCCAATACCAACATTTTGATGTGTTCAGCCCACAGTCTTTTATTAATTAATATTTTGGAATTTAAATAATGGCAATAAATTTATTTGGGTACACAATTACCCGAGGTGATGATGTGAGCAAGATGGCACGAACACAATCGTTCGTGCCGCCTACTACTGACGATGGCACAGCAACTGTTCAAGGTGGTGGCTACTTTGGCACCTATCTTGAAATGGATGCTACTGCCAAATCAGAAGCAGAATTAATTACACGATATCGTGAAGCATCTATGTATGCTGATTGTTCTACGGCAATTGATGAAATTGTTACAGAAGCAATTGCAGCAGTTGATGATGAAGCGGCAGTACAACTTAATGTAGATGCTCTTGATTTGCCCGATAATATTAAGAAGGCAATGCAAGATCAATTTAATACTATTGTTAGATTGCTTGGATTCAACCTTAAGGGCTTTGATATTTTTCGTAGATGGTATGTTGATGGTAGAATTTATTATCAAAAGATTATTGACGAGAAGAATCCTAAAAGAGGTATTATTGAGTTAAGACAGATTGATCCTCGTAAAATTCGCAAAGTTCGCGAAATTAAAA